GGCAGCTCGACATAACTTAATGTAATAATGAACCCTGACCAGATAACTACACCTAAACGCACTGCTGCACCAAGGATTGCCATCTGTTCATCATGATCATCTATATTCTCTTTTAATTTTTTTAGTAAACCTTTCTTTTCTATATCAGGTTTCAGTTCGTTTTTTTCCACGTATCTTTTTCCAAGTTGTTTTTATAACTGGTTTCATAATTTTTACAACCCAATTAAATACAGCAGTAGCAGTTAATGCAGCTGCAACTGAAGCCACCGCTGTGGTGGTTGCTGTAATTAATATTTCATTTTCAGGGAGAGGAATCTCAACATTTGTAGAAAACAAATTTACTGTTCTCATTCCCGGTTGGGTATTTGGTTTAGTAGAAGTACCTTCTGTAGCTTCAGCATCTACTTCATAATTATCGATAGATGTATCTGTTTCTATTTCTATTTGTTCCGTTGCTCGTAAATCACTTGGAGGTATGACCAACGGAGTATAGAAAGGTACTTCTGCTGTTGGAAGAGGTATAGATATAGTTTCTATTTCTTCGATAGGTGGAATATTTATAACTGGAATTTGATTAAGTTCTTGTTTCCAATTTGGCATCAGCTAGGTTCAGTCGGCCAAGTGATGTTATCTGGGTCTGACTGAGTAGGTACATCTCTAAGTGCTTGGCGATATGTCTTCCAAGCATCAGATAATGTAAGATCACTACCAGCTCTCCAGTCTGTTACACGAAGTTTTGCGTCTCTGTCTGCTCTTACTCCTTCCCATTTGAGTGCAAGTATTTCTGCATCTGTCGGTTGAGAAGCAGTCCATTCTGCAATTTCTGCGTCTGTCATGGCGACTATTACGCCATCTACCATTTTATTCATTAGCTTTCTAAAAATTTGTAAAGTAAAATTTGTGTTTGTGGATAAAAAGAACCGTTAGAAGGTGTTAAGGTAAATGAGTACATTCTTCCACTATTTCCACTTGAGTTTTGTATATATGATTCTGTCCTTGAATATTGAAGATTTGCCGACCACCCCGACTGCGTTACTGCAAACTCGTCTGAACTATTAAATATATACATATCAAACTGATTACTCATGTTAGTATTACTACCAGATTTCGTGTATAAGCTAGGAGTGTTAGAATTAGTTGTAGTTATGTTTGGGCTATTTCCATAAATATTTAGATATTTGGAATATATAGCAGATCCGCTTGAATCTTTTGGACCAAATTCTATATGTGAATAATTAGCATGGCTCAAATGTTTACATAGAAGATAATAAGTTCCTTCATCTAATGAAAATGTTATAGACGCAAGCTGATTTCCAGAAGTAATCTCTGCTTTTTGTATTAATTTAAGAGCTGTGGAAGTTCCAGCTAAAGCAGCTGGAAATCTAGCAGCTGGAACAGTACCTGATGTTAAATTATTTGCATTTAAATTTGTAAGATCTGGTTCAGCAATACCTTCATATTCTAATTGTGCTACTTTATCAGGAGAAGAGCCAGACACACTTTTTACTTTTAAAAAATCATTTTGAGTAATATTGTTATCTGGTAAAATTATAGTTTGAGATTGCGATGCACTATGAGGTGGAGATTTTATTTTTACTGAATTAGTCCCGTTTGCAGAAACCAGTTTTAAAGTACCATCAGCACCACCAGCTCCTTTTACTTCTACAAGACCACTACCATTAGGAGCTAATTCTACGTTTTCATTGCTAGATTGTATAGTATCTACTTTTATTTTTGACATTAGGTCTCCTGATATTTGTATAGTAAAAGTTTAGTACCAACATTTAAGTTGTTTCCACCATAAACTTTTACACCGTAAATTCGACTTGTAGAAGCTGAAGTATCATAATTAAAGTCGAATGATCCATAAATTTTAACTCTTCTCATATGACCGTCTCTGTGCATAAGTCTGATTTGATACCAAGCTCTTTGTGACTCCTGACTAGAGCTATTTGGATTTCCTGTGCAAAATTCCATATGAAAAGAATAATGGTTGCCTGTAGTACCCGAATATACATATATATAGCTATGACCTCCCGTTGAGCTAACGTACATGTTGTCGTCATATATTCTGTTGTGATCCAGATTACCTAGAGCACTATTACTAGCATTAAGTAAATCTATATTAACTGTTGTGCTTGATGTGTAATGGACATCTTCACCAAGTAATAAGTATTGTGCATTAGCATCTAAACCTGTAAATGAAATGCTAGATATTCCACCAGCAGTAGTAACTTCTTGTTTTTGGATTAACTTATACCCTCCACCGGCGGAACCTGTTACACTATATCTTGAACTAGGTACAGTTCCGCTAGTAAAATTACTTGCATTTAATTGTGTTAAATCTGGCGGAGTTATAGTTGCAGATCTTAATTGTCCTACTGCTGTAGAGCCACTACCTGTAATACTATCTACTTGAAGATATCTGTCTTGTACAAGATCAGTGTCTGGTAAAATTAATGTATAATCTTGTGCAGCACTTGAAGGAGGTGCTTGTATTTCTACACCATTTGCATTCTGAGAATCCTTAAGCTTAAGTGCTCCATCATTATCACCTGATACTTCTAAAACACCAGTTCCATTAGGCGTAACTGCTAAATTAGTTGTTTTAGCTTCAATTTTATTAATTTTAATATTTGACATCAGCTTTGCTTATATTTGTAAAGGACAATTTTAGTACCATTTTGCCAATAATTTGAGCTGCCATGTCTACAACTAATTCCGGCAATTCGTTTAGTAACAAAATTAGATGGATCTAAGTGACCCCACCAAGTTCCATGTCCAGCAGCATAACTGTTTCCACCATTAGGATGTCCTGTGCCTCTAAACCAACCATAAGTACCTGTATAGAAATCCATTTCATACTCCCAGTTATACGCTTCATAACCGTATGTATATACTTTGACATAGCTTTGTGCATCATACCATCTTTGTTGGCTACCGGGGTCAGCACCAATATAATCAATAATACTTAAATTACTAACATTATTACTACCGTCATCGTAGTAAAAATATATACGTGGTTCACCATAACCACTCACATTACCTACTACACAAACAACCTTATAAACAAAGCCATGATCTAAACCTGTAAAGTTAATTTGTGTAGTGCTATTGCTAACTGTTATATCTGTTTTATTTACAAATTCTAAAGAGCCACCACCAACATTAGTTAGGTTTGAGCCATCAATCGCTGGTAAAGTACCTGTTATATTTGCTGCTGGAATAGAAGTTAAATTTGCTGCACTTAAAGCTGGAAGTGTGCCTGTTAAATTTGCTGCTGGTAAATCTCCTGAGAACGAGGTAGCTGTACATGTTCCCGTCACGCTCACACCACTTGAACTTGTCACCAATTTTGAATTACCACTATGTTTTAAAGAAACACTGGAATCTGATGCAAGTGATATAGCATCATTAGAACTTAGTGTGTGTTGTATGTTATCTACTTTTATTTGTGACATTATTAACTCTCCATAAATTTGTACAATAGAACTCTGGTATTTTGTTGAAAATATGTACCACCAGTAGAAGGTTGTAATCGGACTGAACCAAGCCAATGATTCTGTTGTATTGCTGTACTAGCATAAGTTTCTACCCAACTGTCTTCAACTCCCATATAGTGTCCTACCCATCTTATCCAAGACCATTGTCCCGGTTGCCAAGAAGCACCCTCAACTCCAGATCCTGTACTTATAAGACATACAGCAGCGTGACCATCTTGGGAACTACTCCATCTTGTTGCGTTGAAAGGAATGGACGTAGCGTTCCAGCTATTTGATCCTCCAGTTTCTGTGTACCAACTACTACTGTACGCACAGTATCTGTTATACATCACATAACCCATAGTGGCACCATTACCTGTTCCACCAGTTCCACCATTAAACATTTCCATTACTGGGTAGTTATTATTACTAAATTGCATATTTTTAACTACCATTTTATAGATTGAATCTACTTCTAATCCTGTAAAATTAAGTTGAGTTACACTGTTATCATTTGGAACTACTGTTTCACTAATAAGTTTTAATCCAGCTCCAGAAGTTGCTGGAATGCTAAATCTAGCCGTAGGTAAAGTACCTGCTGTTAAATTATTTGCATTTAAGTTAGTTAAATCTGCGACTGGAGCATCTCCGTATTCTAACTGACCAACATTACCAGTAACACTTTTTACTTTTAAAAACTTACTTGCTGCAATTTGATTATCTGGTAAAACCATTGTATAGTTTTGCCCAGCACTATTAGGTGGTGATTTTAACTTAACACCGTGACTTTGTGCACTGCAATTAAGTTGTAAAGTACCATCATTAGTTCCACCTTGAACTTCTAACGCCCCAGTATTATTAGTTTTAATTTCTACATTTTGATTAGTACTTAATGCTTCAATTTCATCTACTTTTATTTTAGTCATAATTTTAATATTTATACAAAGGACACTGATGAACCAGAAGTCACTGTTAAAACAGCATTTATGGTTAAAGGAGTAGCAGATATATAGTTATTACCCGCTGTTGTAGTAAAATCATTATCCATTGCATTTTCAACTTCCATAAATAATTCTTCATTATTGCTACCGACTAGCCCACTAGCCATACCAGTTAATGCTGAACCATCTATTGCTGGTAAAGTCGCTGGAAATCTAGCATCAGGAATAGTGCCAGATGTTAAGTTTGTTGCACTTAATTGTGTAAGGTCTACAGGTAAGTTAGTTAAGTTGGCTCCACTAACTGCTGGTAAAGTTGCTGGAAATGCAGCGTCTGGTATTGTGCCAAATCTTGCATCTGGAATAGTACC